ATGAGCGACACCTACAATCTCGACCGCCGACCACCGTGCTGGCCGGTAGGAACCCAATGCCCCAACAGCTGCGCGGCCGATCTGCATAGACGGGTCGTTACCAATCATGTGGAACTGACAGGCCCGTGGGCTGGCTGGCGTTTGGCTGGACGCGACCTCGTGGCACCCAGCGGCGAACGGATCCCAGAACGCCGGCTGCGTGGATTGCTATGGCATGCCAATGCCAGCGACATCCGGGATTCGGTACGCAGGCGGAACGCCAAACGAAAGGCGGTTCAGCAGTCGATGGTCAAGGTCGTCGTGGTGGATCTTGGCGAATGGCGAGAACGCCACTTCGGACGCATCGCGGGATAAGGCGTTGTCCGTAGGGGCTATGCCCCTACACCCCTACAATGCCGGCATAGACACGGCCAGGGGAAAGCATGGAGCGCGAACGACCAAAGTACTTACCACCCATTGAGACTAAGCGATGGGAGTTTCCTTGGATTGCGACGATTGGCGTGTCATTGCTGAGCGCAGTGATAGGTGGCGCAGTGATCTACAAGGACACTGTAGAAACCTGGGTTGTATCGCGAAACACGACTTCCACAGAGAAACATGTGGCAACGAAGCGCGCTGATACAGAAGAAGAAAGAAAAAGGCTAATAGCCACTATAAGGGCGCAGCGGGAGGATGCAGAAATGCGCCTAAAGCAGGCGGAACAGCGACAACGAGAGGGATGGAAATGCATCGGCGAAACTGTTTTCAGGCCGATAACTGGGGGGGGCTGGGAAAACGTTCCTGGGGCTAAGTGTTGGTAGTTATCCGTAGACGCTATGCCCCTACACCCCGAAAGCGGCTGTATCTCGATGTGGATGCATTGGCACGCACGGATTGAATAAGGCACAAGCCCTGCGGCGTAAGCCAGGCGCTAACGCCAACCCATGACCACATCGAAGCCTGGTAGCTAATCAAGCCGAGTTGCCGCAAACGCAAAAAAGGCGCGATGCGGTATGTCGACCTCGATGTATGTGCCGTGTCGATCGACACGGCAGTTTGCTGCAGCAACTCCTGAAGAATGGCGCGCTGCGGTTTGGATAGATCGCCGTAGGTACTCATTATCCGTAGGGGCTATGCCCCTAAACCCCTTTGTTTCGTGCCGCGTTACGTATCTTGCGAAGGTGGATGTAATTGTCGATCAGGCCAAGGACAAGGCCGAGGATCATGCAGGCAACAAGGAATAGGTAGGCAACCTCGCTCACGATTTCATCTCATGGGCGCGCATACGCAAGTCAGCCAACAGTGCCAGCGCGGTGTCTGCCTCACCGTTGGCGAAGGCATACCGCAGCGAATCGATGGTGGCGGCGATGGAAACCTCTTTATGGGACTGGCCGAGGTAGGCCATGGATTCCTGCTTGCGCTTGCGTCGATAGTGCCTCGCACGCTCGGCAGCACTCATGGCCTCGCCGTATTTGGGCGGCCTGCCCTGCTTGCGTGGAAGCTGCATTTCAAGGGTACCGGGGTCTTTTTCGTCACGCATCACATTAAGCCTTGTTTTCGGCATCACGGCGTGATGCGGCAAACCAGCGAAAGAGGCCGAAAGCCACAAGGACGGCGACTTGAATGGCGACGAGAATCTCTTTGGTGTCCATGCCCTGCCCCTTGATCTGATGTGTCCATAGTATCGTGACGCGTCACGAAAGTCTAATGACCGTTAGTTATGTGACGCGTCACGAAACTACATTTCCAAGGTGGTTGGCCCGGTGAACGTTCCGCCCTTGGCCTGGGGTGATTCGGGGAACGTGCCTTGCGTGCGCATGGCCTTGCTGACGACAGCGCCGGGGCTTGCCTGCTGCTGCGCCACGGGCTGCTGCTGGGGCTGCGCCTGTTGTTGCTGCTGGCTGCCCTGCCCCCTGCGGCCGTATGGGTTGTAGGGCGCTCCGTGACGGGCCACGGTGCGACACTGGGGCTGATCCAGCTCATAGCGGGTGCCCTGCTCGGTAAAACAGGTGCACGAGGCTTCCTGATGGCGTCCACCGGCATCGCGCCCAGCGAGCGAGGACATGCAGTACAGCTCGGGGTCGGCGGTGACTTCGCGCTGATCATAGGCAGGTGCGGTCCAGGGCATCGAGCCGAATCGGGGTTCGTGGAGCCTCGCATACTCGGTGCGCGTTCCGAGGTTGCGTTGTGATCCGACCAATCCACCGCCAGGGCGCGCCGTCGCTGCCGCTCCGTCACTCCCTGGCGTTGCCTTGGCCGCTTCTTTGAGGCGATCCCCGTCAAGCTGGTTGTGTATGCGATTCGCCACGAACACCACACCGCCGATGATCAGGACCAGCAGCACGCCGGCAGCGTAGTAGTACCAAGGAACGCCGCGCTTGGTGGTGTCCAGCTCGGTGGACTGATACATGCCCATGGGGCGCTTGGGAAGCCGCACGCGCTTGAGCATCAGGGGGTGCGCTTTCTCTGGCCGGGACTCGTAGCGGTCGAAGATGCGAAGGTGCACGAAATTCATGCCGAACCGACGACGCACGTGGGTGTGCTTCTCGATCAGGTCGTGCACGAAGGTATCCATCTGCTTTGCAGGGGACTGGCACACGAAGATGAAATCTAGGCCGCGATGGCGATGCTTGGCGAGCTGCTCAACCCAATGGGGCACCTTGGAACCTGGGCCACGCTTGGGGAGCATGTCGTGCTCATAACACTCATCGATCAAGCACACAGCACCATCGGGCAAAAACGCCGGCCAATCCTTGAATTGCTCAGGGGTGATCGGCATCAAGCCGCATTTTTGGTAATCGAGCTGCCTGATATTGCCGGCATAGACCACCCTGCCCTCATCCTTGAATTTGAGCGCCAAGTCGAGCGCGTGGAGCGACTTGCCGTGTCCAGGCTGGCCGGTGAATTGGTAGATCATGCGCCCTGCTCCTTTCCGATCATGCCTTCCAGTGCGGAGACAGAAGTAACGAATGCGCGCATGCCGACACGAGCGACGATGGCGCTGATGATGAGTGTCATGAAGACGTCGATTCCTGAGGCTGAGAGGATGGTCAACACGTTGTCAGGAATGCCAGAAAACTTGTCGGCTACCCACTGCTTCACCGCAGGCATTGAGTAGGTGAAGTTGACCCAGGTGAGACCGATGCCGGCCATGATGCGGCCGACGATTCCAGCGGCACCGAGCTTAAGCGCGGTGATCAACAGACCAGTGAGCTTGCTAAGAATGGCGTCCATCAGAAGATTGACCTACCACCGAGAATGGTGAATGCAATGAAAGAGCCGAGCGCGATAAAGACCATGCGCACGGCTGCGAAGAATTGGCAGATCCAGTTCCACTGATCGAGGTCGATGGAGCCGTATTTGCCGAGGCTGACAGAGCCAAACTTGGGGCAGGCACCGCCACCGCCCAAAAAACCACTGCTGTCCAACATGCCCACGCCGAGGGCAACGGTGCGATGGGGTTTTTCTGGATCGGCACCAGCACCACCGGTGCCATCGCCTGACACCTTCGTCCAGTCGGGTTGTCCAGAACCGGTGCCATCGCCCTTGGCGAGAAGCTTCTCGGCTGCACATGCTGAGCGCCACTGCATCAGCAGCTGGGAGTACTCCATGGCGTCGCACTTCTCACCTGTGCAGACAGGCATGGCTGCGCATGCGCCGCCACTGATGTTGCGATTCTTGCGGGTGTTGCAGTCGATGCGCCATTGAATGCGCGCCTGCCCACACATGATGAGGCTACCGCTACACGAAGGCGGGCTGCTGCAATCGTCACCGCCGGAAAAATTCTCTTTGGCTGTGCCGTCATCTTCCCCATCATCGGGATCACCATCGCCATCACCATCGCGCTTACAGGTCCCGTCTTTACCACGAATCTCTCCCTTGGCGCATTGCCCATCCCCGGGCAGGCAACCGCCCGAAGGCGACTTGACCCGTCCCGCAGGACACTCGTTGTCCTTCTGCTTACAGGTGCCGTCCTGGCCCAAGACCATGCCCTCAGGGCAAGCGTTTGGCTCACAGGTGCCCTTGGCGTTCTTGGACTGGCCCTCGGGGCATTTCTCGGGGGGCTTAGGCTCACACACGCCTAGGTAGCGATTCCAGACGTAGCCCTTCATCCCCTCGCAGGTCTTGGGTGGATCTTCAGGGCAAACGGCGCCTGTGGTCTGCCAGGTCATAGTATCGTCCGCATTGCCGAACCACACGCCGTCGCAGCCGTTGCGACAGCCGATGCTGCCAGAGCGCGCAGTTCCGATGTAGCTACCCCAGGGACCAGCACCCGTATAGCTAGGCTCTGAGTCGCAGCCGGCAAGCCAGCTATGCCGATCCACTTCCACATCGTAGGCCGTGCAAGTGTCGCAAGGCTTATAGCTGAACATTCCCTGGTAGAACTTGTTGCCTGTGGCGAGGATCACGCAGCGCGGATTGCTATCGCTCTTCGGTGTATTGCGTGCTGCAAGATACGCCTGAGTGGCCGAGATGCAGCCGGCATAAGCGGCGCCCTGCGTGGCGTACTCCTTGGCTTCGGCACGACTGATGCCGCACCAGCCAAGCAAGATGGCGACACAGACATAGGCAAGCCTGCGCGCTATGGCTGATGCGAAGACGCGCGCGATCCAGTGCAGTCGCATCACACGCCCTCGTAGGCAAGCCAAATCGCGCCAAGAACGCCAACGATGATGATGTAACCGATCATGAGATTTTCCCCAAAAAAAAGGGGCAGGATCACCCTGCCCCGTTGGTGCGGAACAGGCGGGATTACTTGGCGCGCTTGATCAGGCTGTAGACCACAAAGCCGATGGCGATCAGCACCAGGGTGCCGAGCAAGCCAACGATGATGGTCTGTGCGCCGGTCAATTCGGCCTGAGCGGTGCCACCGATTTCGCTGGCGACCTGGGCGAACGCGGCAGGCGAAGCGAAGGCAGCGACGGAGGCCAGTGCGGCAGCAGCATTGACGCGGGACTTGGCGGCGAAGGAAGCAACGTTGTTGCGGGCCTTGCGCAGTGCGATGTTCATGGTGACTCTCTCCAGTGGGTGATTAAAACGAGTTGTTGCGGCTTTCAAGCTGTGTGGTCCGAATGATCAGCCGCGCGACCAGTCCGACAGTCCACGTCCCCACAATGGCGAACGCGATTTGCAAGCCATCCGTCACGCTCAGATACGGAAAGAGCGTTGGCGGATGACTATAAAAGGGGGCCGAACACTGACCGGTCGATGCATCGAAATCTTCGACCTTGCACGTGAGTACAAGCGTCTGTGTTTGCACTACCGGATCGGTGTCGGCCATGGCTTAGGCAGCGCGTGCGGGCGCGGCAGCACGGGACTTGAGCTTGGCAAACTTGCCGAGCTGGATGTTGCCCTTGTTGACCTGCAACATCGCATCGACATCGAGGTCGTAATCACCAGGCAGATAGCCTTTCTCGCCGTCCTCCAGGCGCGCCTCGTAGGGATAGGCGAAGCCACCGGCTTCGATGCGGCACTTCTGCTTACGCGTGGTGTACTTGCGTTCTTTGCCTGCGTCGTCGACGAAGGTGCCTTCGCGCTCTTCGACCTGCGCGCTCAATACGGTGACTTTAATTCCGCTCATGATGTAACCCTTTTTAGGTTTGATTGATGCCCGCGATTTCGGGCCAATGGTCCGCTGCTTCCTGTGTTGCCCACGCCGGCAGCTTGTTCGACGTGCAGGTGTGAATCACGGCGTGCAACGCCTCAGGCGTCTTGCATTGCCGTGCAATGAAATTCAGGGTTGCCCCGTATTGACGCTTGATGTTGCGGCGTGCGCTCTTCCAAGTCGCATCAATAGCGGCCTTGGTGATATCGATGCGCAACGCTACGCAATGAAGAAAATTAAGCACCGGATACGCGCCAAGCAAATAGCCAGCTGGATCACGGAGAATATCTAGCGACAGATCTTTGCGGTTCGTGGCCTTGAATTGAGCCTCATAGCGAACCCACGGCGATTCCTTGTCGCCCTTCTCCCTGCCCTTCTCGTACACACGCAGCTGCTTTTCTGATTTCTTGCTGCCGACATACAGCGTCTTACCATCGCCGCTGTCGTAGTCATCGATCAGCTGAGCCTTGGGGCGCTGCCCACGGTTATCGAACTCACCATCGGAGTACCACGTCTGCGCGAGTTTCAGCGGGTATTTGCCCAAAAGATCGTCAGCAGCAGTATCGACACGGGTCAATCGTCCAGCGCAGCTTTCGAGCTTCGCTCGAAGCTCCAGCCACCGCTTCGCATGGCCGCAGCGCGCTGCGCTCACCATTCCACACCCGGCACCGGTCAACTCGATGCGAGCGGTGTAGGTGCCATCCTTGCGCCGGCACTCTTCGCCGCCGAACTCGATGATGCCAACGTGCTTGCCCTCACGATCCAGCACACGCACGCGCCAGGTGTAGAAGCTGCCGGGGCCTGCCTGCTTGTCCAGTTCCATGCCCAGGCCGGCGAAAAAGAACGTAAACAGGTTGATCGCGATGACCATGGCGTTTTCGGCGCATGCGTCCGACCACTGGCGGACCTCTTCGGCGTCGTCGCGGTCGAGGTAGCCGACCTGACGCAGAACAGCGAACAGATCTACAGATGCGGAAAACCAATCGATGATCACCGTTAGGGTGCCATCGCTGTTCCTGAATTCACTGACTCCCCTGTTAGACGAGGGGAGTCCCGACACCGCGAGCGATCCGTCAGCCATGAGAGGCCTCCTGATGTACGATCCGGGCACACTCAAGCAGAGACGCGCAGATGCCCAAGGCAAAAGCAGTGACAATGGAACAACTTGCCGCAGTAATAGATGGGTTCGCTACGGTAAATGCGGTCATGTTCAATGCCCTTGCTTCGGGCGGACAAAGCGATGCCGCGCTTCAATTACTTGACCGAATTGCGACGATGAGCGATTCGGAAGATCCGCTTCACTGGCTACGCGGTGACGTTGCGAAGGTGACGGCGGACTCGATTCGGAAGCTGAGAGGAGATAGCGCAGGGTCTGACCGTATTGGTCTTGCAGTGATGAAGTAGAAGGACGATCAAACACGACGCACCTGCCGTTTTGCATTGGCGACCAGGGCGGCGGCGCGGTAATTGGAATCGAGGGCTTGGAACACGCGCAGACGCGCGTAGCGGACATAGCCCAGGCCGGCGCGCAGGAACAGACATGCGACCAGAACCACCAAGATGGCGAAGTTAATGTGATGCGTCACGATATATCCCCTGTACCCCTACCCTTGACCCGTGCCCCTGGGGGGTACCAGGGGGCGGGAATGTTTCAAGCCATGAAACATCGGGCGTATGTATAGTCCCCTGAAACATACATGTCAATAGGGCTGAAACATGGATAGCGTCAACACCCTGCTGGACCGCTGCAAAACGGTTCTCGGGGTCGAATCAGACAATCAGTTGGCGAAGAAAATGAACGTCGGGCGCGCCGCTGTAAGCAGGTGGAGAAGCGGGCTGTCTGCGCCTGATGCTGTGTCGTGCGCTGCCATAGCGGGATGGACAGGCGAACCACTTGCCAAGGTGCTTGGAATCGTCGGGGAAGCGCGCGCCATCAGCGCTGATGAAAAGGCCGTATGGCGCAAGCTGGCTGCGACTGCCATGACGCTAGCCATAGGGGTGTCGCTCGCCCTACCTGTGCGTGCAGAGGCGGTGGTAAAGGGCTTCAAAGCACCTACCAGGCTATACATTATGCGAAATGACGTATCGGGCGGCCCGAGTGCGGCTGCGCTGGATCTGGCTTTGGATCAAATCTTGCCTGCCCAACCGTTCCCCTAGCGAAACGGAAATCGCGGCATGACTGACACGTACAACCTCGACCTTCGCCCGCCGTGCTGGCCTGTTGGCGAGCAATGCCCGAACAGCTGCGCAGAAGATCTACACCGCCGTGTCGTCACCAACCACGTGGAGCTCACCGGGCCTTGGGCTGGCTGGCAATTGGCTGGACGCGACCTCGTTGCACCCAGCGGCGAACGGATACCAGAACGCCGGCTGCGCGGATTGCTCTGGCATGCCAATGCGAGCGACATACGGGATTCTGTCCGCAGGCGGAACGCCAAACGCAAGGCGGTTCGGCAGTCGATGGTCAAGGTGGTCGTGGTGGATCTTGGCGAATGGCGAGACCGCCACTTCGGGCGCATTGCGGGATAGGCATTATCTGTAGGGGCTGTGCCCCTACACCCCCGCTCTACAATGCGTGCTCACACAACGGGGGCGGCATGGAACGCAGGTACAGAGAAACAGAATCAACAGATCTGTGGTGGCAGATTGCACTGGGTGGATTCATCGCTCTGTTAGCTCACAGCATCGTGGTTGGGCTATACACCAGATATGAGACGCGACAGGCGCTCGCACAGCTTCAGAAAGAAGCGAAGAGTGCATCCCAACAGATCCAGCGCTCAGTTGCGCAAAGTATCCCGGCACAGAGGCCATCTCAGGACGTGCCCGAATATGAGCCGCGAAGACCAGTGAGCGACGGCGAACGCTGCTTACAAGGGCGCCGGTTCAAACGTGTCTCCAACGGGTGGGTACAGCTGCCCCATGATCCTTGCTGA